ATGTGGTCGTTGATAGGACCTACTCCTGGACGCTCAATACGCCAAATTTGAGCATAGTCGCGTTGCTTAATATGTTCTGCTTCATTTTTAAATCTAACATCGGTAATAACATAATTACCTGTATAACTCACACTGTTGAGAGCCATCTTAACCCAGAACAGTTCTCCGAACTGCTCACGGGCTGCAAGACCTACTGCTTGAAGAGTGCGTCTAACTTCAATCTTTGACTTAGCTGCATCCCACCCATACTCATTAACAACGTCAGACAAACGAAGTGATTGGTCAATTAATGGGTCGATAGCTAGTGAAAAGTTTCTGACAGCATCGGCAAATGCAACACGAGTGTAGCCATGCTCCATAACTAAAATATCTGCAACTGTATCTTTTCCTGAACGTGCGTAGCCTGACAATCCGATAATCATTTAGCTAGTGCCCCTTTTCGTAATGATAGTCTTGCGTTATCTATTCCGTTTTTAATCTCGTCTTTGCTCATACCGCCAACATCCTTTTGGTCTGTCTGGTCGTAGTTAAAAAACCAAACTGGTTTATTTCTAGCATCTGCCCATTTCTTAATCTCCATAGCAGCCATATGACCAGCATCATCGTTATCTAAAGCAATGTACAGATAGCGTTCTTCAGCCAGTAAGTCTAACTGATGCTTAGTTAAATAAGCTCCATAAGAGGCTACCCCACCCATGTAACCAACGGATGCAAGTCGAGCTACATCTAGTGGAGACTCCACCAGAATCGTCTTTAAATCATCATTAGATTGTTTAGATAGTAATTGCTTTTCATGGTATCCAAACAAGGACAAACCCTTCTTAACGCCCTGTGGATGGTTATTAAAGTATCTTCCACGAGCGCCCTTCTCTTGCCAACCCCACAAAGCATTTGTGCGAGGCTCTCGGATAGGGATAATCCAGCAGTCCTTCTTGGCGTTGTATAAAAGACCATAAAATTTTGCAGCGGACGGAGTGATTCCTCTAGATTTTAAATACGGAATAGGAACCTCAACAAACAGCGACATCTCTGATTCCTCAATAGGTTCGGGAAGTGCGCCCTGTTCAGGCTTCTCATCAACCTTGGCTAATCGATTGCTCAACCAGTGAGTGTCAGCCCCATTAATCTTGTCAAGCTGTTCATCAACCTCATCAATATCGATGCCTGATGTGTATGCAACAAGGAAACGAAGTGTACCCTTAAAGTCGCATGACCAACAACGATGCACACCTGTCTCAGCGTTTATAGACCAAGACGGATTTCGGTCATCTTTTCCTGTGCGCTCAAAGTGTCCTGGACATTTTGCTTTTAGTTCGCTACCACGAACGTCAATAACTTCAATACCAATTTGGTCAAGAAACTCCGTCATCTCATCAATCGTCAAAGTCAGAAGCCTCCTGCTCTTTGAATATGCCACGGTCCCACTCCCATGTCAGAGAAATCTCTGCAGGAGCGGAGTTACGGCTCGCCATAATCTTAAGGATACGCATGTCGTCGACTTCCTCAGACTCTCGCTCTAGTCCAAACACAATGTCGGCATCCTGAGCAAATGAGGACGCATAACCGATGGAGTCGATTGTCGCCTTGCCTTTATTGGTTTTGTGGTGCAAGTACTGGGTGTTAATAATAATCGGCTTATTCAGGCGCTGAGCAAGGTTTTTAAGGTTACGGGTGATGTTCGTAAGCGCTCGCGGTGTATTCATCTCGTTAGTCTGTTCATCGGTAACAAGATAAATACCATCTACAAATACAACATCAGGTTGAAGCATTTGAATTTTATTTGCAATAGCGGTTACTGTACGCAAGCCTGACTGGTCAGGAAGATAGAACGAAGCGTCTAATTCCTTAGTAAAGTTCAAACTAGCACGATAACGAGCTTCTTCTTCATCGGGCATAGAGCCAGTCATAATTCGAAAATGTGACAACTTTCCACGCATAGCATCGTAACGAGAAGACTGCTCATCATTTCCCATCTCGTAAGATTGAAACATGACGTTGTGCCCTTCAAGTTGCATGTTGATAGCCATTTGCATACAGAGTGTTGACTTACCTGTCTTAGGCAAAGCAGCGACGACAATTAACTGACCGTTTTGAATACCGCCAGTACTTTTGTCAATAGTTGGAAAACCTGTGCGGTATCCAATAATTCCATCTGGCATACCTTTTTTCTTTTGATAATTTTCCCAACGCTCTTCAGTTGTCTTAACCAAGTCAATGTCGCGGTTGCGAGTAAATGTTGATTCGTCAATACTAATCAAGCCACTCTGCAAAGTTGTTAATGCTTTCTCATGGTCGTGATTCTCAAACAAAGCAACAGCATCTTTTAACAAAGCGTATGTCGCTGACTTTCTATGGTCAGCAATAAATATATCTGTTAAATAAGAAATCGGGTCTTGCGGTTCTTCCAATACAAACGTAGGAAAATTTCTTTTAATAGCATCTTCACTAGGGCACTCACCGTAAGTTACAAAATGCTTTTTTAAAAACTGAAATAAGCGTCGTTCTGACTCATCAACAAACCAATCATCTGAAACACCTAAGTTAAACAAATGTGATAAGTCATGTAGAGCAACTGCTTTATGTAAAAGTTTAGATTCGTTCGTCAATTTCCACCACCAAATAAATCGCTAAATGTAAGACCCCAATGACCGTACCTTAGCAATCTATTTGGCAAATCCACAACTCCTACGACTTCGGGTCGATAAGGAAGTTCTGCAACTAAATGTTCAACAGAGTCGTATGCCGTATAGTATCGAAAAGGATTAGTTCCTACGTTATCTAGATAGTTAATCAATTCTTGAACTTCTTCAGAAACATTGCTAGTTGAAATAAGTTCAAGGGTTATTTCTGCTCTTGATGTATATAAATAAAATCTGCTTAAAGCAGCTGAGTTGTACTCAAGGTTGTGAACTACTGTAGGTATTACCAGTAGTTTCTTTTTTACTTCAGGTGTGTCTTTAACAACAACGTCAAGGTGCACCAGCAGGCGCTTAGTTAGCGCATTGCTGATATCGCCCTTATACATTACAACACCTCTATTTTTCCAAACTTAATAATAAACTTTCGCATGGCTTCATCGGACTTCATAGACTCCTCAGCGTCCTTTGCAGTTGCCCTTGGAGAGAGCTTAAGAGGATATACACCCTGATTATCAGCCATCATACCTTCTACATAATCAGTGTGTTTGCATTTATTTCTAGCCACAAATCCAGGACAGTTACAATACAGCGTTTTATTGCCGTCTTTGCTGACTTCAAAGATTCCTGGGTGCGTCGTACTTTTGGTACTCAAAAATACTTGTATAAGTTGTTTGCCTTTCACGGTTTTAATCTTAGATTACCTACCTTAGTTTTTACAGGTATAGTCAGAAAACCTTCTTGGAAAAAGCTCTCTGTAGCATCCCCGTACATATCTTTCCAAACGGCTGGTGGCATGTTTGTAGTGATGATAGTAGGAAGACCGTTCTCATAACGTGTACGTACAATCTCATGCAACAAGTTCTTTGTCCATCCTGTACCACCCATGTGCTCACGACCTAAGTCATCAATCACAAGAACACGAATATTGTATGCATCGTCGTCACATTCACCAAGGACACCAAGATTTAACCTTTCGTCCCAAGAGCTAGCGTCTCCATCAAAAATGCGACCACGAACAGCAATTAACTTTGTGTACGATGAAAAATAAACTGGACGTACGAGGACACTCCCATCACAAGAAAAAGGTTCTAAAGAAAACGTTGTGATAATTTCTTGCAAGATGGATGATGCAAGAGTGCTCTTACCCATTCCTGGCTCTCCGAATATAATTAAACCTTTGCCACAAACGTTTGAAGAGTACGCCTTGATAACTCGACCAGCTTTTACGTGGTTTATCCACGACTTCACTGTTGAAATAACCTTATCATCAATGTCAATGCAATCACGCAAGGTCCAACCGACTGAAGAAGCAGGGATGCCTGCAACCTTGAACCACGCCTTACGTCGTATCTTTAATTGTTCAACTTTGTACATCACTCCCCCAACATTCTTTTAGCTCTTGCAAGGTGGTCTTCAGCCTGCTCTTCATATACTTTCGTATCATACACATAAAATGAAACTTGTTCCTTTAAGGCAGAAAAATTTTGAATAAAAGCCTTCCAAAGTCGATTGGGGTCTTTCACAGTCTTGACCCACGGTTGGGCTAAGAACGCGTCTACCATCGCCTTTTCCTGAGCCCCATCAGTCCCATGCTTACTGTGGGCATTACCCAAAGCTTCTAGGAATCGGGTTTCCTTTACTCGCCAAGGCATCAAGTCCCAGCGAGCAGCCATCTCCTGAAAATAGTATGCAACATCTGAGACCGACCAATCTGAAGGCGGGACTAAATTTCTATCTCTGATGGTGACCTTTTCACGAAACTTAGCCATGCGTTCCTCGTCACGGGCTTTTTGGTTAAGTGCCTTTTCCTCGGCACGACGCTGTTGTGCCTCACGCATGTACTCTTTGTCATCCGCGCTATATTCAAATTCCACGAAGCCTTCTCCAAATCTTATTACGTCTACTTTTTCATTTTCCAGAAAATTTATATTTTCTGATATATCTAAGCTTTTAGCTATATTAGGTTTATTAGCTATATTGGTTATATTAGCTATAGGGCTATATAGCACAGCTAGCGAATACAATAGTTCCTTTAGGGAACCATCGGATAGTTCTTTTTGGGAACTATCAATGTAAGTTACTTTGGTCAGATGACCGTTAATTACCTCGTGGCGCAAATAGGCTAACCCCACATCCTTTAGCTCTTTCATGCAGCGCATGTAGACCTTGCGACCATGCTGGGGCATGGCTTTGCAAAGTTCATCAAGAGTTACTGTGGTCCAGCCTTTGGCTAGACAGTAGATGTAGACCCCTAGGGCTTCAGGGGAAATCATTTCTTGCGGTCTTTTACTTCACGCATGACCATATCAGCGATAACCGTAGCAATCGTCTTCATGGCATCGTAGAGGTACTCCATAGCCAATTCTTCCTCTGGGGTGTACTCCAGGTCGTCCTCAGAATCCTCATATTCGTCTTCTACAGCCTCGTAGAGGGTCTCTAAAGGCTCAGGGGTACTTTGATACTCCAAAGTTTCCTGTACTGGCACCTTTGGCTCTTTAGAGGCTTTTAGACCTTCAACAGGAGTGATATCCAATAGACCGTGAGTTAGGTCATAACAAGGGATGCCCTTCGCGCTAAAGACAGCTAGGGCGTCTAGGCAACGCTGGTCCTCGTCGTTCCATAGCAGAAGTCCAAAGGCGTTAGAGTCTCCTTTGAACAAGCTCGCTGCATCCTTGAATATAGCTTTGCTCTCAACAAAGGTAGAGCCTTGTGGAAGGGTTGTTGCTCTGTCGGCATTGGGAACGTAGGCAACGATGTCTACCTTCAAATTCTTGGCAACATTTAGAGCGTAGGTTTGACCTTCAGACAAGTAGTCGTCATAAATAACCACGAGAACAGGTGTTTGCTTCTTGCGTTTTAGTGCGTGAATATAATCATCAAGAAGTGTTTCGATATTTGTAGAGCTGGTTTTTCCGTTACCAGCGACGAACAGGTATGTTGTTTCAGCCATGGCTGCTCCTTTCTAAGGGAGCGCCAGTATATACCTTAAAAGCGGTTTCGCCCAAGTGGGTTAAGAGGAACCTCGATTGCTTTGGTAAACGTGGATAATTTGTCGGCTATGAGAGCCAAGAACGGGGCTAAAAAACAGCACGCACCAACATAGATAACCATGTGTCTAATAGAGATGCCGCCCCAGAGAAAGAAGCCACCAGTGGATATCGCTAATGCCACAAATATTTTCATAATGCCTAGGTGAACAAAGCGCTCAAACAAAGCAATAAAAAATGCAGAGAACAAAGACACCACAAGTAGTTCAGTCATACAAAAAGCTTACACTACGGCGTAGTAAACAGCATAATTAGTGCCATACGCCACGAACTGTTCAAGTGTATTTGACAAGATGGCTTTGGTAGCCACGTTGTTTCTGTAGTAGTAGCTTGGGCTAGCTCCGCGAGTACCTGACCATACTAGGTCAGAAGAGTCCGCGTAACCCCAGTCTCCGTTGAAGTAATCATTGTAGTAGGGAGCGTTTTCAAAGATAACTTGGCTAAAGCGGAATCCATAACCAGACCCTGTTGGTGACAACCAAACAATCTTTAAGTTTGCCCACGCAGCAGTTGATGGAGATGTCGCTGTTAGTGAGTAGTTAAGAGGAGGTTGTGGGTCATTGTTAGTTTTGTATGTAGGGGAGATTGAACTTGTAATCAAGTTGTAGCTTGAGTCATACCAGTCAATCTGAATGTACGCATTAAAGCCTGTTGTGGGGCTGTTGTCATCTGAGGTAACCATGTAAACACCATATGTGTATTGCTCACTTGGTTGTACGGAAATGTAGCCACCTGTAGTTGATGAGTAGCTGATTGTTACATTAGATGTTCCTGTTGCGTAAGCCTCTGCCATGTTAGCGCTAGATGGGCTATTTAAGTTATTTGAGATAGAGCCTTCACCAACGGCAACGGACACTGTTCCGTTTGTAGCGGACCAACTTCCTACGCTTCCATAATCAAAATCTGGGTATGAAACTAAGTTGATTCTATCAGGGTCTACGAACACTTGAAGTTGACGAGCATCTTGGAAGAAGGTTGCTGAAGATGCTTGCTCTAGCTGACACGCATCGATATAGTGAATGTTGCCAGATGTAGCGCTTGCAGTGGAGATTATAGGTACACAGAAGTAAGCACCTGTAGGCGCTGACGCTGTGTAGGAAACTTTTGTCCACGCAGTAGTTGAAGTAGCCGTGCCAGATGAAGCTGTCGTTGTGGACAACAAATTTCCGCGATAGTCGTACCAACTCATACCAGCCGTAAAGCTTTTACCAGACACCTTTGAGTAAACATGGTAACTAAATGTGTAAGAAAGACCAGCAGTAACAGGAATACTTTGTTGCACAGTATCTGCGGCACCACAAGCTGCTGACAAAGTGCCAGACGCATTTGCTGTAAGAATACCTAGACCCAAGATGGAATTAGGATATCCAGATATTCCTCCGCTTTCTAAGAACGGAGTTACAGTTGTAGGGTATAGAACACCTGTAGTTCCTGTAGCAACAGGGAACGAGCCTGTGATTGTTATAGTGGTTGTGTTAGTTTGAAAAAGAGTGCTCGCAACATTGGACAGAGTACCTATGGTGTAAGTGCCATCTACCCCTGGCGTTCCGCTCAATACGACTGATTGACCTGTTGCTATTGCTGCCGCAGTTTTAGAGTTATAAACAAGGTTAAGAGTTAAGGTTGAGGAGGTAGACGACCAGGAAGTAATCGGAATAGCAACTGAACCAACAAGCGTTCCGTTAGTAGCGACCCAACGACCTGCAGGAGTGTCTGTAGAAACAAGTTCAAAAGAAGCGTCTGTGGAGTCAAGGAATAGGTTTTTACCTTGAACTAAAGAACAATCACGTCTAGTTAATGCTTTGATATAGTCAGAAACTCCTAGGGCGCTGCCCTTCGATTGATATAAGTGAACAGCGTTTTTAATAAGAGAACGCATACGCTTATATCCAAGCTCAGGTTCATTAACGAAGTTAAACTGTTGTAAAAGAGCGGGAATTAAATCGCCAAATAGACCATCCACCTGATACTTAGTTCTGGTCAAGTCAGCATAAGTCTTTAAAAGGTCATAGTAAAAACCAAAGATGGCAAGAAAGCTTCTTAATGTGTCGTTCTCTGGATTATCAAGTCCTTGAGAGATGTCAGGAACTTTATAAATGTTAGGTAAGTAATCATAGAAAAGGTACTGGGAGCCGTAGTCTTTTACAGAAATTCCAGAAGCATTTCCCGCGTTTACCCACGTAGTATTAATACCAGCGACGGCTGTAAGACCTGACGCTGGGGATGCTGTGCCTGATGCTTCTGAGTAAATAGTGAATGTAGTCGAGGTCACTGCGACAACCTGAGCCCCAGTTACGTTAAAGGCAGAATTATTAAGATTCATAACGCCAACAAAGTTACCGACAGAAAATGTGTGTGGTACTGAAGTGGTATAAGTAACTTCAGTTCCTGTACTTGTTGCCCCAGTAACTTGAAAAGTGTTTGTTAGAGTTTTGATAAAAAGAGAGTAATAGTAAAACTGACCTTGAGTAAGTTCGTTTATGTAAAGGTAACCAGTTGTGCCCGACTGTCCGTTGAGGCTAGATGGGACAGAGTTTATTGTTATTGAACGATAGTTCGATGAAGTGTTATCGTCATTAACTGTAGCAACTAACCAAGTACCATCAATAGGAGTACCACCATAGATATTTACAGTTACCCCACCTGTAAGGTAAGACACGTCATCTAGAAACAATGTGGCTGTGCCAGCAGTTACTGACCAAGAAGATATAGTTCTAGTATCACTAGGTGTTGTAGATGTGTTTAGGTGTGGAAGGATAGGTTGCTCAGGAGCTGCGGGGTCATAAAAATAGGTGCTCAAAGCAGTGTTAGTGAGCCCACGAGTTTCATCTAGAAGAATAATTCCATCATCAGGAGTTTCACAGTATCCATATGAATTACGCAATAAACGTATACCCGTCCAGTATCCTGACGGAGATTGCCAAGTAAGTTCTATTTTGGCATAATCTATAGGTACAGCATTAAATGGAGACGCGTCGTAGTTAGTGATTGCATTGCTTCCATAATACGCTTTTCCGTATATATCTATGCCATATTTAGACATCGTTTATCCTTAGTATCCGCCCATAGAACTGATTGCTGACAAGTTGCTGATAAGTGTTGTGTGGGTTGTAACTGTAGAACTTACTGTTGCAATACCGCTTGTTGCTGCGTAGGCAGTAGCTGCTAAGTTCTCTACGTTTGTTACACGGTCACTAAACGTGTTAAAGGTTGTGTACCCTGTGTAGACATAGGTGCTGATACTGGGGCTTGTTGACCCAGAGCCATTAACTGACAAGGTAGTCGTAAAATTACCTGAGTTCTCAGGAGTAATTCCTAGAGTGGTCTCAATAGCTTGTACCTCAGCCTGAAGCAAGTTGGGGTGTGACGCATCAATAATTTCTGTCTGATTTACGTGAGTAGTAAAACTAGATACGATGGCTGTTGGATATTGCGCGGTTACTCCATATGGCATGTTCTCTCCTTTTTAGATTCCGCCAACAGTTGTTACTGTGATGGTAAGTGCTTGTGGGATTTCAAAATATTGAGTTGTCACGTCAATAACACCTGTAGAGCCGTCTCTATTGAGAAGAGTGATAACAGTATTGGTAACACCGTCAACACCATTACACGCGTTTTGAACATCTGTTTGTCGGATAGTGTCGGCAAAAGAAGTGTTTGTAAATGACAATAAATCTGCAATAGCAGCATTTACAGCTGTTTGAATTGCACTTGCTTTTCTGTTAGGGGCTACAGTTACCGTTACGCTTACATCTATATTTACATAGCTTGGTGGTAGGACTGTTACTGTAGTAGTAGGATAGATAACGTTTGCCAATCCATTTTGGATGTTGGCGGCAAGTGCTGTGAAGGCTGAAGTTAGTGTACCGCTTACTTGACCAGGGTCACCCGCTTGAGCTGCATATACAACTACACTAGAAAAAGAATTACCTACAGCGTTTGCCTTGTCAGCGTTTAGATACGACGTGACGTAGTTAGCATAATCGTTTAAGGTAACGACTCTATTAAGGGTTGAAATGGCTTTTGGAGTATTCTGCCTAATAGAATCAGTTGCTTCTTGGTCAGACCCGCCGATAGCAGCATTAGGTTGAGAAACTGTGAGACCTGGTTGAGTATTAGTAATAATCTTATTAATTGAACCAGCAGGTACGTTTCCAGCAGAACCACTTCCTACACGGTACGTCACTGTTATCTGGTTATTAATTGGTGGTACTCGCCCGTTAACTCCGTCTCCGAAGACGATGAAAGAATTTCCTAAATCATCAAAGCTTGTTGTAAAAACAGGGTCAGTAGCTGAGGCATCAATCAAGCTAGACATATATGTGTACACTGTTGAATCCACAGTTACAGACACTGTCTGGTCAACTACAGGCGCGTTCTTAAGTTGGTAGGTTTGAGTAGCGAGACCGTCAGATACGATAATAGGGTCAGTATAAGAAGAACCTTCGTTAACAATAACACCTGTGGTACTACCAGGGGGTACTAATGTAGCCGATTGAACTTCAAAAACAATTTGTTGGTTATTGCTGTTCACGACAGTTGTTGTTGCTACTTGAGTACCTGCAGGAACGGTGTACGTTCCAGAGGTATTGTTTGTAAACGTTACCTGTGTGGTAGCTGCTCTAGCGTTTGCTGGGGAATAATTTAGAAGAGTAGCAATATCGATTACGCTGCTTCTTTGGCTAGCAGTAGTCAAAAACGACTCGTTCATAGCTCTATCGATATAGAAACTTAAGTTGTCACCTACGTAGGAAAAGAGCTCCAGAAGGGTCATACCGAAGTCTGAGGTATCTCTATTTGTCCAAGCAGGAAGGTAGTATTGAATTAAGTTTTCAAGGTCCGAACTAATGGATGAAAAGTCACGGCTTGTGTAATCCATTTGTGGGACAAAGTTATTATATGGTGTTGTGTTAGTCGCCATGTCATCCTCCTTGCGTTAGTTCACCGTACTGGTTATAGGTAGCCACAGTGGTTACGTACTGTTGGCTCTCACCACTAGGTAAAGTATAGTCAATTTCGACGCTAATTCCGCCGTTTACAGGGTCTGCTGTTACTTTTACATCATTTAAAATAAGTTTAGGAAGCCACTTTGTAAATGCGTCGAGTACATATTCTGTGGATAGCTTTTGAGTTAAACTAATGTTTTCAAAGCTAAGCTCTTGAATACGTGAGCCAAAGTCAGGGCGCATAACACGCTCACTGAGGTATGTGAACACGACATACTTAACACGGTCTTCCCATATTTGGCTGTCATTGTCCTGAATGTAGGCAATAGAGCCAGATTGGTCGATAGAGAACGGGAAGGCGATTGCGCTACCCTCGATATTAGACATTAGATGTATACCCCCATCCAGACTGGAAAGTTAGGGTCGCCTTTTTCAAACATGACCCATACGACTTGGTTAATAAACGGAACGCTTCGATGATATGTGTGTTCAGGGCTAGCTGTGTTGGTATCTAAAGAATCAGAGCTAGTTTGATGAGCGTGGGTTAAAGTTCCAGCACCCGATTTAGCTACCACGGTTAGAGCTGGAACAGTTCCTCCCCCAGTTCCTCCCGATACACCAGTAGCTGTTGTGGTCAATAGCGCAGCAATCTGAGCAGCAGTATGTGCTTGATGGTCAGGGTGATTTGCGTTATCCACAACAGGCATACATCCTGGAATCCAGTCAGTAACTGCTTTATCATTAATGGAAGGGTCACCCAATAGGTCAGGGATAGATACCCTAATACGATTATGCCCCGTAGGGTCATTGTTGTCGTAACAGATTCCTCTGTACATTCCATAAAGCTTATTATCTGACACCTTGACTCCTTAACTTAGCTATTGTAGCTGGAGTTGCTGAGTTTTTTGCCTGAGTCACTCTAAGGTTAGTAGACGCATTTCCCCACTTAGGTGATTGCGTCGCCGCAGATGCGGCTGAGGTGGGCTGCTTTCTATTTTTTGCAAGAGTAAACCCTGAGTTTTTAGTTGCGTTATTAACTGTAGGGGTGTTCTTAATAAGAGTAGATGGCGCTGGAGCCTTCTTAGATAAAGAGACTGGGCTTATCACTCTATTAGGCACAGAGGCTGGGGCTTTGGCTCCAGCGGCTACTTGACCCAAAGAGTCAGTTCCAACAGTCATCTCAGTTGTGTACATTCTTTCTGTAAAAATATGCTGACACTCAATAACAGTCCAATATCCAGAGTAGGATGCACCGATGCCGTCTAAAAAGACAGGCATGTCAGGTTTAATTCTGGCATCTCCTAGTACTTGAGCATCTCCTCTGTATGGGTATCTATTACGCTCATCTGCGGCGATAGATTCATACGTAGCTACTTGAGCGTTTGGTATAACAGCAGAGGTGTGGAATCTGTCAAAGAATTCTGTGTCCGAAACTGTTCTAGTTGTAGCAGGACGTGTCTGATTAGTTGTAACGATTGAGGATGCAGACGACAGGTCTATACCACCAACAGCTACGGCTGCTTTTGTTTGACCATCGTAAGTGTTTGCTTCACCTATTTCAGGAGTGAACTTATACATGCTAAGTCCCTTGGGGTCGTTAGCTTGACGCATAACAAAATAAGGAGCGTTAGCTTGATTGTCAGTAAAGTCCTGAGTGATTGGGTCAAAATAAATCGCGGTTCCTTCAGGACGAAGTGTGTAGCCAGATTGAACAGCTAATTTACACATAAACTCCCAGTCGGTTTCACCAGCCTGAAGTAGGTTATCGTAAACACGAGGATAAGGGGTTGCGTGATAAGCGTGGTTGTACTTTGTACAAATCTCCGAAATTACTTGGTCGGCTGTTACACTAGACCAAACTCTTTGAGAAGCTTGCTTCATCACATATGTGGAACCCAACGCAGTTACTTCAACAAATTGTTTTCCTGGAGATAGGTCAGGAGTAACAGAGTGAATATAGCCTGCAAACTCTTGAGACCCGTACGGGGATGTAATAGTAACCTGAATAGGTGCCCCCGCCTTAACATCAGAATAATTGATATCCCAGTTCTTTACATACATGGTTAAGTGCTGGTGTTGATAGCGACCCATAGACAGAATAGTTCTATAAGAAAATATAGTCTTAGTATCTGCTAATGGAAGGTTGATATCAATAAAGTTATACATTTGGAATAAGTATCTCTGTTCCAGGAGCGATGTTCATAGGGTCTTTAATCTGAGGATTAAATTCCGCAATCAAGTACCATAGCTGAGGCTTGTTGTATTGCTCCATAGCTATTTGGTCAAGACGAGTACCTGTACCCTCGTACACATATGTTTTGGCAGACAGCTTTCCAAAATCCGTAAAATTATAAAACACTACGGGGTTCTGGTTAGCACCCTCTTCGAGCTGTATGTAATCAACAGTAGCATTATAGTATCTAGATGTAGAGCTAATAGCCATTATTTAGTTCCTGACTGTGTATTTGAATTTCCTGCTCCTGATTGCTGAACTACTTGTGTAGTAGCCATTACAACAAACTGCATATCTAACTGTGTAGTTAGAGGCACCATCGTTGGTGTAAATTTTTGATGAGTTATGTTAAGAGAGTTTAAGTAGCCAATATACTTAGTAGGACCAAGTTCAATATGAACAAGAGTCATCATTAAGAAACCGATGTCGGAGGTAGTGTTGCCCGTCACAGTATTCTTCCACCCATCTCCGTTAATGGTCTTATAAAGGAATTCAATATCCGCCATTGTTCCCCTGGACTGCATGTCTTTGACCATTGTAGAAATGTTGTCAATGTCTGCAATACTCCCGTATAACTCTGAGTATGGTCGATATGATGAAACACCTGTATATGCATAATTTTGCGTTTCTTGAGCCTCAGTAAGCAAAGCTGTTGCAGCAAAGTCATTTGTTCTATCCAAGACAATGCTTACCGCCATCGTTTCACCACTAGGGAATACAGGAAGTGCGGTAGCCCAGTACTGATTAGAAGACGGAGTAACATCTGAGTTAATAGTGACACTTACATTGTAAGACTCAGGGTTCCAAATAAATTGAAAACCATAGTTGGCACTGCGTGAAGGGAATTGAGGTTTACTTTGTGTAGTAGGGTCTTGTGTAAACATCTGCCTACTGTCTGCCGCAACCCAAATCCTTCCTCTTCTGCTGGAATCATCCCCTGCATAGTTTGCATAAATACCATTGCTATCACTACTTAATGGGATGCTTGATTTAATAGGAGGAAGATTAAAGACGCAATCAGATGCGGTTACTGATAAAAAGGTCGGTGGCACATTGGTGTTTGGTGGAGGAGTAATGTTTCCTTTAGATGCGTCAGAGCCAGCTGTAGTAGACGTACCACCTACTTTTCCTGACGCTAATTGAGTCAGCGTATTTGTATAAGCTGTTACAGCCGCTTTGTAGTTATTTACGCCTTCGGTTACCTGTGCCTTGACCTTAGCGTATTGAGCTATTACTGCAGGACCAAGTGTGTTGTAATCAGTAAGCTGTTGTTGTACTTGATTGCGAATTGTGCTGCTAGCTGATGAGGTAGAGGCAGCAACATTCATTTTTTCTAGATACGACAAAATAGACGCGTCTGTGTAATACATGTATGCCCACAGTAAAGGTACTTTTGGAGTTACGTTGTCGCCGTATACAACACTATAGTCCGTTCTAAATTGAGTTGGGCTAGATGACAAAGGATTATTACCAAACTCGTCACTTAAAAAATCTTTACTATGGTCATTTATTAAGTGGTCAAGTAGGCAGCTGGTTGTGCTGTTGTACCCTACGTATCCCGTAAAAGGAGAACTTGTTCCTGATGCACTTGTTGGTTGATATAAAGCACCATAAAAAGTTATAGGAATCTCTTGAATTATTGCACTAGCACCATCACTCCAGGTAAGCCCTTCTGGGTATAGGTTACTTCCTGTTTGAAATAGTGCAGGTCCGTTGTACCAGTTTGTACCACTGAAAACAACCGCGTTCAGAACATTCTCAGCGTTAGCTATCATGGTCTTAGCGTTACTTAACGCAGTGTTGTAAGTGTTAGTAGCTGTATTAAGAGCCGTTGCTAGACTTTGGTTTTTTGTAGCCAACACTCCGATTTGTTGTTTCAATGTGTTAATCGATACAGCCATTAGCTCTTCACCACTCCTGTCTTCTTAAGTCCCGCAGTAACTCCAGTTTGAGCTGCACTTGTTATTTTAGCAATTTGATGTGGGTCAGTGCTTGGCGGTACTGTTATGTTAATAGTAAACGCAGGCATAGAACCGCTCATAGATGCGAGAACTGTCCCTGGAGCTCCTGTGCCAAATCCATTTTGAAGTAAACCTGGGTTATAGATACCGTTGACTGTGTTGATAGTTGTTCCACCACCAGAGCTAGCTACTCCACCACCTGTACTCATACCTAGCTTTCGCATAGTGTTTGACCATGGTGACCAGTCAGTTCCGCCACCAGACATGTCGTATGCAATCTTGGCGTTAATAGCTGGGTTGTATAAACTGGAAGGTCCTGTGTACCCGATAGAACCATACTTCTTCAAGTATTCGGCATTTCTTTGAACACCCATTTGACCAAGCATGTTAATTTGGAAAAGACCCATGGAGTAATCACCAGTACTCGCATTAGGATTTAAGTTTGTAGGAAGTCCGCCAGACTCAATACCCACAACCTTTTGCGCAGTGCTGAGTGCGTTACCAGAAAAACCAGCTGCTTGTAATACAGCACTTAACTGGTCTTGAGTTAACTTACTACCGCTGTATGGAGTAGCCCCACCAGCGCTTACTCCACCACTATCGGCTCTAAATAAGCCAAGTTGATTAGAGATTTTATTAGAAATAATCATCCCATCAGATTTAGGAATAAAGAACTCAGGACCTTTTTCACCAACAATGTAAGGAGTTTTACTACCTACAGGTCCTCCAGATGCTCTTCCTTTAAGAATTCCAAGCACGGTGCTCATAGTGCCACTACTGATACCCTCTGTTAGAGCAGCATCCGCAATTGCTCCTCCGCCCGCAGGGTCAAGAGCTTCACCACCAAGAAAAAGAGCTACCTTCTCAGCGTCAGATAAAATACCACCTTTAAAAAAGCCTTTAATGAAAGAACCAGCTTTAGAAAATAATTTTGAGGCAACAGATGCGCCAGCAGTTCCCAGAAGATTTCCAGCAAGCCCGCCAAGCAATGAACTGGCACCTGTTCCCGCCGCGCCCATGGCTGTGCTTCCATATCCATAGGCTTTCAAAAGACCGCCTAAGTTTTTAGCCGCACCTGCAAAATCATTAGTAGCTGTTGTTAACATTTTTAATGCAGAAACAGTTCCCTCATTTATTGACTGTTGGGTTGCCTGTGTTAGACCAAGCTGAGCAGTGTTGTATGTGCTCATTTGATTTGTTGTTGCTGTTAACAAGCCTGCTGATTGAAGCTGTTGTTTTGTTGCAGTTCCTGGCAACCCCTTTGCTTTAGCAAATAACTTATTAATAATTATTTGCTGTGTGTTTGGGTCTTGTACATAGGTATTAAGAATAAAGTAAAGCTGGTTACCTGGTTGTAAGGCTCCTATTAGATAGGCGTATGCCTGTGAAGCGCTTCCTTGAAGTGGGGGAGTTTCTTGCCAAATCTTGTCTACAAAATCATTTGCTATTTGGTTAGGGTCTCGCATCAAACCATTGGCACCACGTACTTGAACACCAATTTGGTTCATCAGGTTAACACTGCTAGCTTGGTTAAATGATGCTGCTGCTTGAGCTGTGCCTGCGATTCCTAGATTAGGTGCGTAGTTAGAAAGAGCGCCTACCCCAGAGGCAATAGAGCCTACGTTGTAAATTCGGTTACTTTGCAAGGATGCAATTGCGTTAACAGCGTCTTGTGAGCTGATAGCAGTACCGCCAGCTGACAAAGCCTTTTGTAGTGCAGTTATCTGAGAGAAACCAGTGTTGCCAAAAAATGATTGATTTGCGGTAGCGAGTTGATACGCTGCGGCTTGTTGTGGGCTAGGAAGGTTGTTTACTGCAGCAAGTACTGTAGCACCAGCTACTTTTCCAAGCATGCCTGCAGCAAAGCCAATGGTACTTCCTACTGAGCTTGCTCCCCTATTGTTAGGTCCAGAAAGAATTCCATTTCCACCACCACCAGGGTTACTTCCCCCACCAACAATAGAGCCCGCTGCTTGTCCAGCACCAAACAGACTGTTGTGAATTCCCATGGAAGCTTTGTTGCTTCTCTCCAGATTTTGGGCAAGCTTCTCTGAGAGTGCAACTAAATCAACAAGGTCTTGGCGTTTACCTGCCACTTAAGCCCCTCCTAGAACGTTCGAGCCAGTTCTTTCTTTCTCTAAAAGAAAGACTTCGTATATCACTGAGTGTCCAACCAAAAGCTCTACTAAGAACTTCGTACTGGTCCATCAGTCCTTCATAATCATCTGCTTTATAGTCGAAACAAAGAAGCGAGACTTAGTGGTAACTCAACGTCTGTACCACATGCCTCACAAGCCTTTGTCACCTCCCCAAGGCGCGGACCTGGGTTACGGTCAATTATCTCTCTGATAAGAGTTTCACGGTCTTGTATTCCAAGTTCTAGAACGGTGTTCGGAGTTGTCGGGGATTCGTTAATACTGAGTACGCATCCCGCAAGAATGATTGTGTTTAGTTCTGCCAAAGTCTTGTCTTGGTTGTCCATGACTTTTCTTTGGGTAATTCCGTTAGGTAGTGAGATAACTGCTCGACCAGCTTTAATAGGGAGTGTCCATGTGCGCTCAAGCGGGTTATCTAATTCTTTTACTTCAATGTCTTTATCCAAATCAATTGTAAATTCTTTAGGACCGTCGCAGGTTACACAGTATCCTGTGTACTCTACGGTTCTACCAAAAGTTGCTTTACGGATACCCAACAAGATTGAGTCTCTATCACCAGAGAGCATTGCATCAAAGTCCTCTTTTACTGGTTGACGCTCTCCGATAGTAAGTAGACCTCTTTGAAGGATTGTCAGCAACGCCTTTGAGGTATTCCCAGACTTTGCAATTGCTTCTTCATCAAGACCATTAAGTTCTCGAATCTCAGCTACCTTACTAACGGTTCTATCTTTATTAATAAGACCTGCTGGAAGTTTTACCAGAGTGTCGGCTGGAGCCTCAGTAGCAACTTGAAAGTTCTCCTGAGTTCCAGCCGTCAACTCTTCTGCTAATTTATTGACGATACGTGGGTCCGATGTAGTTGGCACGAATGGTGCTCCTTTAAGTTAACTTATAGTGTGGTTGTGTATGAGTGTGAAGTAATCTGATTGTTTGTTGTTGGGTCAGTAAAGAATACGTCCAAGCCTTCGTGGACAAGTGTCATTGTCTCGAATAGCAAGTTGTTATCTGTACCGTTTAGGTCGCTATAGCTTAGACCAGTAATCCACGCATTGTGTGCTGTAAATACTGCTCTAGAGGTGACATTGTTGATTCCTGCTGTGTTTGTGTTAGCTGATGGTTGGTCCTGAACGTAGATTTTTACGTCTAGTCGGAAGTCAGCACCAGTTAGCGGAAGTTGTTGACCCGCTGCTGCTGCGAACAAACCACGCATCCAAGTAATCGCTTGGTCTTGACCATAAATCATGCCACGACTTAGAACGATAGGTTGGAAGGATGTTTGCCCTGGGATTTGGTGAACAGTAGTGTTGAAGCCACCTTCACGGTATCCAATAGCTTGGGTGTTGATAGCCAATCCTTGAACTGATGTAAAGCCTCCTGAGAAGCCTGAAATCGTTGAGTCAAACATTGGGTTTCCATTGGACGCTGCTTGAAACTCTACGAAATATTTAAAATTGCGTAGCGGGTCAGTTTGGCGCTCGGACCAACGGGTTAAGTCAGGTGTTGTCATAATTTATCTCCTTATGCGCTTGTAATTACTGTTCCGCCGTCATATTGTGCAATATTAATGACAACGAATTCTGCTGGACGTTGTAGAGCTACTCCAACGCTGATGTTGACGATTCCAGCATCGATGCTTGAAACGTTATTATTTGTAGAGTCACATACAACATAAAAAGCTTGTTGTGGGGTTGTGCCACGCAAGCCACCTTGACGCCAGAAGGAATTAAGGAAGTTGCTTACTGTTGCGTTGATTGTTCTCCACAATGTGCCGTCGTTTGGCTCAAACAAGGCGAACTTAGTTAAGTCATTTAGCGCTTTCTCTAAGTAAATCAATGTACGACGAATTGGGATGTACATGGTTACATAACCTTGTTGAAGTGTACGAGCACCCATGATAACAATGCCAGCTCCATTGATGAAGCGGATTGCGTTAACAGGAACTCCTGCTGCTCCACCTGAGTTTAGAGAATCTAAGTCAGCGCTTACGATTGGAGCAACATTAACTACTCCACCTAAACGTGTTTGGAGACCAGCTGGTGCCTTGAAAACTCCACGGCTGCTGTCTGTTTTTACGTATGCTGCAGCAACAGCACCCCCTGGAGCGATTGACTTTGTAGCTCCTGGAGCGTTTGTTGTTGGGTCTGCGATTGTAATGTTTGGATAGTACGCAGCACCATAAGATGTTTGAGTATACGCAGCAGACAAAGTGAGCTCATCTGAAACGTCTTGATAGCCTGGGTCAATTATTACAAAGCAGTCTGCACGACCAACAGCATATGAAAGAAGTGTGTTTACTGAAGTAGAGTCTGTAATTCCAGGAGCATTAATAAGAAGGCTTTGGTTTACTGTGTTAAAGCCTGTTACTGCTGTAGAAACAGCTGTGGCTGTTTGTCCACCAGAACCATTTGCTCCACCAGCAAGTTGTACACCAGCTACAGCGAATGGAGACTTTCCTGGCTCAGAAGCTGTATCTGACTCATCGGTAAGAGTAATCCATTGTGATACTCCGTTGATTACCTGTGGTGCGTAACGAGGGTCTGTTACATCCATGCACAAGTCGTTCCAACGCTCTACAACACTATTGATAGCGCTGCTTCCGTAGTACACAACAAGAGAGAAACGAGAAGTAGTTGCAGATTGTTTTACAACATCTACATAAATATTGTTACCCCAAGCACCAGAGCTAAGAGCATTGATAGCCATTGTGTTGGCAGTACCAATAGTGTTGCCTGTTCCACTTGAGTCAAGGAATAAACGAGAAGCGGTTGAAGCACCTGAAGCTGCTACACGTTGGATGTAGCATTGTCCACCTGCCCCTAGAACTAGGAATGAGTAGACAGCTAAGCGGAATGTGTCTGTAGTGTCATATGCCCAGCTACCGTATAGCTGAGTAAATTGACTCCAAGATGTAACGAGCGTTGGTGTTGCTGGACCTTGATTTACTGCGCCGAGAAAGGCGGCAGCAACGTTTGTAGCAACTCCAGCGGATGGCGGAGTAGGTGTCAATGTTTCTGACACATACACGCCTGGGCGTTGATAAACTGCCATGAGATATCTCCTTTAGATTATGAAGTAGATGTGACCGTCTGTTGTATCGGAGTGAAAGTCGTAGGTATCGTAGTGATGTTTGATGTAATTTCGACGGTCTCGACAAGTGACAAAGCCGCGGCAGATGCTGCATCTTGGGTCATCTCTGTTAAAACTCGCACAGTGATTATGTTTCTAAAGAGACGCCTGTTTTCTACAACAGTGTCTCTTTTTGCATAACTGTCAACGAACATATGTCGGTATTCGTATACACTCGCATCTGAGTTAGGCAAAGGTAAGTAGCCCCATTTTCCAGGGGTATATGTCTGAAGCAATTGCTTCATAAGTTCTCGGTCATGTCGTGGGTGACGAGAGAAGGTGCTTATTTGATAGTACAAGTCCCAAGCAATAGGTTCTGGGTAGCTGTAGACGACACCGTCTTCTGCTACTACTTGACCACCTAGGTCAGCGCTGTAAACAGTTCCTCCACCTACTTGTCGTTCCTTAGACTGTACGATATCGATAAGGTCAAGAGTTATAAAAGGAAATGTCTGGCTTTGTACTTCAACATCAGGAAGGGTGAACCAGACCTTAACAGGACGGGCAGCACTCTTTCCGTCAGTTACAGTGATTCCTGAGAGTAAGGACTTGAGGGCTTCGTCTTCGCGAAGGAGGAAAGTTGTTTCTACTGTCATTCAAACACATCCGATTGGAATAGGGCAGCGACAATGGCATCCTCAACAATGTCATGGATATCATCCATTATCTTGTTTTTGTAAGTGCGCATCGCAGCAGCGGGAGGAGTTCCTATTTCACCATGCTCAGAGTTAAATACTTCTTCCTCGATAGCATCTGGATAGGACCACTGGATATTTGAATTGTCATCGATAATCTCGATTTGCTCAACCAGTTCATCGACCCAGCCGTGATTGCTGGTAGCGTGCTCTTTGAAGAGCTTGTTTAAATCAGGAAGAGCAGCAGCAAACGCTTGGCGTTCGAACTCTTTAAAGTCAATGCTTCCCACGCTTGGATATCGCTTTCCCTAGAATAACTGCAGCAGTTACAGCGAGCCAGTTGTTACGATTTTCCCTTGCGTCGGGCAGGTTCTGAAAGATAGTGTTCTCGAAGTCATTGACATCAGCACGAGATATCTTTTTATCAGCCATCGTAAGCTCCTATAAAAGCAGTCATTCGCAAGGTAAAGCCGCAACCACCGCACAGTGGCTACATTTAAAGTATAAAGAAAAAGCCCCATTTCTGGGGCTTCAACTAATTACTTCTTTTTAACCTTCTTGGCTAATGCCTTGTCCATTTTGGCATCTTCCTTAGCCGATGGATTCTTCTTATCCATCTTGGCATCTGCCTTCTTGAAGGCTGCCTTTTGCTTAGGGCTCATGCTCTTTGTCAGCTTAGCATCTTGCTTTTTATCTGCCTTTTTCTTAGCTTTGCATCCACAGGTTGCGCACATATTACTTTCCTTTCTTAGCATCTTTCTTGCCCTTTTGAGCAAGCTTAGACATCTTAGCTTTTCCGTATTTCTTGTCTCCAGCAGCAGCAGCTACAGCAGCAGGGTTCTCTGCGCCAGATGCTTTTGCCTTCTTTTCGATTGCAGCGAAACGAGCGCCTGAACCGAGCTTAGCTTTTTTTGCCATTTGTTTTCTTCACTTTCTTAGGTAGCTTTTTGCCCTTGGGTGTCTTCTCTTCAAACTCTTGAGCCAGTTCAGGATGCTTGGCATACATGAACTTTCTCTGTTGTTGGCTCTTGAAAGGCATTACTTAGCCTTGACCTTAATGGAAGAAGCGCCTTTAGAGCTGGCTGTGGAAGTGGTGATTCGCTCACCCTTCTTAGTTATACGGATACTCACGCAGTTGTCACCATCAAGATACCGACCTTAGATGACCCTGTTGATATAGCGTAAACAAGTTCCTCTGGTCCAAGGCTGTCAAGGGTAACTGAAGAACCTGCGGCAAGTGAGATTCCATAGGAAGTAGATGACACAGTAGACCCACCGATATAAACGGTAGCTGAAGCGTCAACATTTTGAATAGAGATTGTGCCGTACTGCCATGTGTAACGTGTTTCTACACCATTTGTAACAGTAGCGTCTGAGTTAAGTAATACTGCTGTTGAACTGTTAAGGCTAACAAGTGCGTGTGTAAGTGCCATTAGATTCCTTTAATCGTCGTAAGTATCTGGTACGTTGGATGAATACGCAGCAAACTGCGAATCATTGACCATTTCGTCAGGCATAACTTGGAGGCAGTCCACGACGAGAAGGCTGTACTTATCTCCAATGATACCTGCTTGTTGGGATAGATTTGGGCGGAAGACTTCATTTTTAAAGATAACTCTTCCACGGTCTTCGGGGTCAGGGTTATCTAAAACCCCTGGGATTAACTTCTGGATAACGTTGGCGTCTAGCAGAAGGTGCAAGGTATCGGTGTTATAGAAACCTTGGTCAGACTGCATGGTCACACCTTGCTTGAGAACCGCACGTACAACAGGGACTGTAAAAGGACCCGTCCATTGGCGACCTGAACCAACAGCACCAACATCATAGATGGGGTCAACAACAGTATCGGCTGAGTCATAAATCCACCATTGGACAGTAGTTCCAACAGAGTTCTGAAGCTCAGAAACAATCCCATTTTTGACATCGTTCAGCTCAAAGTCTTTGTCGAATCGACCACCAGGACTATATGAGCGCATTACCTAAGTTTATATCCCAGCTCCCCGTAATATTTCCCTAATACGGCATAATCTTTGCTAAACTAACCCCAATGAATATGGTTCAAAAGGCTGTGGAACATGGCGGAAAATTAGCCCCGCTAGTTATTCCCAAAGGTCTTACACGAGGCACAGGGCTATTAAACCCATCCGTATTTGTAGATGACGGGCAGATTCTTGTTAACCTTCGCCACTGCAACTACACGTTGTTGCACGCAGAGAACAAGCAGATGTTCCCTACCCGCTGGGGTCCACTTGCCTACCTTCATCCAGAAAAAGATATGCGCCTTGTAACAGAGAACTACATCTGTAAGCTCGATGACAACTTAGAGGTTATGGACTACGCACACGTAGATATGCTCACTCTCCATGAACCTATCTGGGAGTTTGTAGGGTTAGAGGATGCCCGCCTTGTTAAGTGGGATGGCGATTACTATTTAGTTGGGGTTAGACGAGATACTACGACTAATGGTCAAGGACGCATGGAGTATTCCAAGGTTGAGATTGATTGGCAGACTAGAACAGTTAAGGAACTAAGCAGATTACGTATTCCTGTTCCAGGACCTGAAGAGTCATACTGCGAAAAGAATTGGATTCCTGTTTTAGATAGACCGTATCATTTTGTTAAGTGGACTTGTCCAACAGAACTTGTTTATGCAAATCCTGAAAAGCTTGAGACTACATCAGTGTTTGTTAAAGAAACTCCCCGCCCATCTAAAGACCAACGAGGTTCTAGTCACGTTCTGCGCTGGGGCAATATGTACATTTCTATTACTCACGAAGTTGATTTGTTTAAGAACTATCTAGGACAGAAAGACGCTATCTATCGACATCGTTTATGCGTGTGGGATAGCGAATTCAATTTTGTTGGGTTATCAAACCCCTTCTCGTTCCTAGAGTTTCCTATCGAGTTCTGCACGGGTGCAGCTATCTTTGGTGAGGACCTTCTTATTAGCTTTGGAGCTGCTGATGACGCAGCCTTTATTCTTCGCACACCAAGAGTAGTGGTAGAAGATTTAATTATGGAGGCGCTGAACTATGCGAATTGAAGATTTAATCATTAAGGTTTCTACTGACACTTTTAATCCTGAATATAACTTTCAGGCTGCAGTTGCTTATGAGAACCTTAACCAAACCGCTAGCGCTGTGGCGTTCTATCATCGAACTGCTGAGCATGGTTATGACAGCCACCCAGAGCTAGCCTATGCATCTCTTCTTCGCATCTCGCACTGTTTCCATGACCAGAGCGATAGAATTCACACAGTAAGTAATACTCTGTTGCAAGCTATTGCATATCACCCAGCACGCCCAGAGGCGTACTTGTTATTGTCTCAGTTTCACGAGCGCAATCAAGAATGGCAAGAATGTTATACATGGGCGTCGTTAGGATTACACGCTGCTAGTACACATCGAGGAGTTGACCTAGAGGTGGATGTAGGTTACTACGGTG